GGAGACCAGTACCTCGACTCCGAGAGCGCAAAATGGAACGGAGCTTATGTTCCGCCAGGCGCACTGAAACCAGGCTACGACGTCGCGATGAACGCCGCAGCCGCGGCTAAGGTGGGCAACCCGAAACCAGGCTCGGAATTTCAATACGCCGGTCGTACCTGGCGGTATGGCGACAAGGTGCCGGAAAGGTATTCCGATGCGCGATTCGATATTTTTGATCCAAACAAGGAATTCGGGCCTGACGCTAACGCTCCACAATTCTCGCAACAAGGCAATCAGGAGGCCTCACAAAAGCCGGCGGCTTTCGGGATGCGCGTTGCCGCACCGGAAGATGTTCAGAAGTACGATCAATTTGTAAATAACGGAGGCAATCCCGACAACGTTCCCGTCTACGACAAGCTTGCGGTAGCGATTGCCAAGGATCCGAATTTCCTGAGTAAACCCGAAAACTTCGAGGAGTTTTACGGATTGGTTTACAAACCGCTGCAAAACCAGTCAATAGGCGAGCAGTTCAATAAAGCGGTGCAGAACATTGCGCCGGGAATCTGGCAAACCATCCAGAACGTGGGAGCCGCGGCCGGTAATGCTATTGCCGGCGTTTACGATCAGGCGAAGCTCGCCTATCAATCGGTGACCGGCACGAGCTCGGATTTCGGGCCGGCCGGCGACAACACCACTCCTTTGCAGACCAAGCAAGATCTCGCACAACGACAAGCCTCGGTTGCAGCAGGGATCGGGCAAGGCGCCTCGGATGCCTACAATTTTGTCACCGGCGTTTATAACGGAATCCTCTCTTTGCCGAAACCGATTATGGATGCCGTGATTTCGGATCCTGCTGCGCGCGATCAAACGGATCGGATGTTCGCGCGAAACCTTCAGGAGGTCACTGCTACCCAGCAAAAGGTTTCAGGGCTTGCCAAAGCGGCGCAGCAACTTTCTGCGCATGCTTATGCACAGATTGGGTTCCATGATCAGGCTGAGAGAATTAATCAGGCAACGCCGGATCCGAACGTGGTTGCCGGGACGGCGATGCTCGCCAATCCGCTGAATGTCTTGCCGATCGCCGAAGGTTTGGAAGCAGTGAACGCCTTCAAGCCGATCTCCTTCGAGCGGGTGCTCAATCTCGGCGAAGAAGTAGCGGGTGCGACAGCCAAGAAGGCGGCACTCGATTCCACGCAAATCGTTCCCGATAACGTTACCCAATTCGCGAACACGCCGGGCTATTCGGAAGCGCAAAATGCTCGCTTGCAATTTCAGCCGCAACAAGCCGCGGCCGCGCAAGCCGTTACTCAAACCCAGAACGACCTGGCCGCACAATTAACCAGGCTCGGGAAAACCTCGGCGGATCCCGGCACCGCAATGGGCGTTTTAAGCAACGTCATCCAGACCGGCGGCAAAATGATCTCGGGTGTAGGAGAAACCGCTCAGTTGCTCAAAGATTTTCCAGAACAATTTGGCCGATGGGCGAGCGGAGGGAATCCTCTGGTTGGAAAAGTTCTTTCTTCAGTGTTCGACAAAGCGATTTTCGGCGAGCTCCTCGAGCATATGGGACCGGTGGGTGCGGGAGTCTCGGCAGTTATCGAACACGGTCCAGAAATCGGGCACCAGGTTGGCAGCGTGGTCTCAGCGATGGGGAAGGAGCTCGGGTACGGTCAAACCACGCTTCCTTACTGGACGCGCGTTGCGCAACAGACCAAGTACATGCCGAAGAATTTGGCCGCGGCATTGGATTCGCCTTTAGTGCAGACCGCGCAACAGATGGTAGGGGGTGCGGTCGTAGGAGGCGCCACGAATGCCGCTCTCGGTGCCCTCTCTAACCCGCTCAACCCTGCTGGAGGCGCGGTGGGTGGGGCCGCCCAGGGCGGAATCCTCGGGATGGCGGGTGCGGGATTCGGTCAATGGCAACGGTTCAAGGAGCCTGGCCAATATCTGTTAGCCGCGCGCGGCGATTGGAAACGGTATCGGGACACTTTGCCGGTCGCGGAACAAAAAAGTTTCGATCAACTCTCGCCGGCCAATCAACTGATCATCGGCCAATCGATGCAGCACTTTCCGGCACTCAACGTTCGCTACGTCAATCAGCCTAATGGGCCGCGCGGAATGCATTACGTGGATCCGCAAGGCCGAAGCAATATCCAGGTTAACCTGGCTAACCCTGAGAGCGCGATCGCCGGTATCATGGCGCACGAGCTCACTCACAACGTCGCTACGCACGGCCAATTACCCGACATCTACAAGGCTCTGCTCGGCGATCCGAAGACTGGCAAACCAGGGCAATACACTCAACTGGATGCCCAAGGCAAGCCGGTGGGGATCGATCCGCGCACCGGTTATTATCAACCCAAGCAAGAGTTCAATAATCTCTCCAATCAATACACCAGTGCGCTCGGTCAGAGCGGGATCCCGACGTCGCACCTCGGGCCTCTGGATATCGCCAAAGAGATTTATGCGGAACACGGCGTCGATTATATGATGAGCGGAGGTGCGGTCACTGACTCCACTTCATCGTTTCGCAGCGGGTTAATGTCGCAAGCGGCAGTGAAGACTGCCCTGGCCAAGATCGGGTACACCTTCGATAACGCCGGGAATCTTCAGTTGCCGACTAACAAAGCGACTGGCGGGACGGTGACCGGCACGGGGCTCTTCACCGATATGCAGCGCAACCCAACCCTTGGGAAGCTTGCGACAACCTATTTTCAAAAGCGGTTCCATGAGGGCGCGATTGCCAGTGAAGAGATGCCCACCAAACGTTTCAGCAAACAGGATATGCAAAATCCTAACGTTGCCGAAACCGCTTTGCAGAACGCGCCGGAAATCAAGCGCGACACTAACGGCAACGTGGTGCGGGATCCGAATACGGGCCTCCCGGTTTATCGGTCGCCGGCCGAAGTTAAAGAGTACAATGCCGATTTCGCCGCGGCGATTGGCAAAGGAATCGAATCTCTGCCGCCGGAACGCCTGGCGGATCTCGGATATCATGCGGGTGGCGACGGCAACACCTTCGTGCGTTATCTGCCGAACGACGTCCTGGATGAGGTCGCAAAAAATAATCAGTTCAATCCGCACCAGATCGCCTCGTTACGGATGGTCTCCAATATCCTGGCAGATAAAGGAAACCCTGGAGCAGAAGTTAGTCTCTTCTATCACAAAGCACTCACTGCGAAAAAGAAGTACGGACAATTTGAAGGCAGCGAAAAGATTGCCGTGCCGTATGGGTTCGAGATAACCAAGGACGGCAACGTCAACGTCAAGAGCGTCGACTTTAATCAGTTGACCAACAACTATCTGAAGGTCCGCGGTCGCGCACCGTACAAAGATCTTTGGAGTTCGCCAGACCAATTCGTGCAGGATTCTCATACCTATTTCACCAATCACGCACAAGGCCGGCCAGGCGCAGACGGTGGGCTCGGTGAAGAGAAGCGGAACGCGATCAACGCTCTCGGAAATTTTGGAACTCTGGAGCATAAGGACACCAATCCACTGGTCGAAAAAATGCCCAAGAGCGTTCAGTCGATCATCAAATCGTATCGAACCGATCGGACCAGTCAGATGATGGCAACGGGCGCAATTCGACCGTTCATCTCCGAGGCGCAGTACCAATTGATGAACAGCAACTACCTGCCGAAAACGCCGGTAGTAAAGGCGCCGCTCGAGATGCGGGTTCAGACACCTGAACGTCAGGCACAGATCGCCGATGTGCAAGCCAAGGCGCAGGCCTGGTTGAAGGACGCGGGACCGGCACCGTTGATGTCGACTGAGACCTATCTGAGCGGCGATCGGCCGATCCCGAAGATGGAGAACAACCAGGACTTGGGCGAGTACATCAACGCCAATCATCCGAAGGTCGACGTTGCCGATCCTGCCGTGCGCGAACAGATGGCGCACGCCTTCACTTACGACGTGATGAGTGCGTTGAGTAAGGATGGCAACGCCTTGGGTTGGTACGATGACACTGTCGATCGCGCGATGAACGAGGTGTCGAAGGTTAATCCTGCGATCACTGCCAACCCGAAGAACGAGATGATGTTCAAGCTCGGTCTGGCCGTGACCAGTCAAGGGCAAAAGGTCCACCCGAATTTTGAAAGCGCTTACCACGTCTTCAATTATTTTGACGAACACGGCAAGATGCCGGAAAACCGCGCGGATTTCGGTCCTTCCAAAGGTGGCAAGGATGCCGAAGCGATGGAAGCGAATTTCGCCAAGATCAATCGGTTGCACGATCAACTCGGGACTCAAGGGTTCAGCGAGCTCCTCAACAGCAACCATAAAGCCGGTGACCTGGCGCGTCGCTACGACGTCAGCATGGGTGGCGATGCCGCGGACGAACAGGTAATAGGATCGAAAATTTTGGGGCCCAAGGTCGGTGCGTTCTTTGCCAACCTGAACAAAAATTTTGACCCGATTACGATGGATCTCTGGCTCGCGAGGGGCATCCACCGGATGAGCGGCGAGATGTTCAAGTTCTCCGAGAGCGCATACCGCGGTCAACTCAGTGCGTTAAAGGATCAGATCAACAACGACGAGGTGCCGCCTGGCAGCATGACACCTAGTCAACGCACTAAGATCTTGAGGCAGATCGATGCCCTGGAAAAACTCAAGCCGGGAACCCTGACGCGGGAACGAGCTCAGAAAAGCGGTAAAGCAATTGATCAATGGGCGCAGTCGGTTCATGACGCGTACAAGAAAAACATTCCTGGTCGCGGAAGTTACAAAGACGGGACACCGTCGAAGCGAACGGCCAAGAGCCTGGACGAAGGGGTCAATAAGATTAGCGACGATCCCGGCGGCGTCGAAGATCGCACCCGCATCAAAGACATCTATAGCCGCGCTCAAGACAACATGAAGGATGCCGGAATCGATATCACTAACGCCGATCTCCAGGCGTTGACCTGGTATCGTGAACAGAAACTTTTCGATGCGGCCGGCGTGCTCGGGAAAGGTAGCGACAACGTTGATTATTTGGATGGCGCGTATGCTTTGGGGCAGAAATACGGGTACAAGGCTCAACCAGGCGAACGCCCACCAGCAGAACCAACCGCACCGAAGAAATAAAATCATGCCAACGATCCTCATCATCATCCTTTTGATCATCCTCCTGGGTGGTGGAGGCTATTGGGCTTACCCGCGTTACGGATCCGGCGGAATCGGTGGCGTGCTCGTCCTGGTTCTGGTGATCATCCTGATTCTTTATCTCTTTGGATACCGATTGTAGATGCACCGAGGCGTAATTGGATGTAATATAAACCCTTATGCCATCAACACGAAAAAAGGGAAACAAGCTGGATCTGAAGCACGTTTTTCACGAAGGCGATCTCGACGTCGCACAGTCGCACTACGACGATCTGCCTCCTGAAGCGCACGATTACCTGGAGAAGGTTCTCATTCACAACGCTGGGCTCGGGCCGAAACCCGCTCCCTACTCAGGGCCTCCCGTCTCGGATCCGACGAGCACCGAGCAAGACGATTAGTGACAAATCGTGCCAGAGGAGCGTAAGGTGCTTCTCGTCATGGCATTAGTTCATATTGAAATCTGGTATTACAGCGGTGAGCCTGGGGCTCCCGCTGCCCCTGGCAGACCTGATCAAGGTTTGCCGCAACCTCCAGGGAGACCTGACCAAGGTCTGCCACAACCTCCAGGATCGCCTCCACGACCTGGTCACGATCTGCCGAAACCTCCCGGCCGACCTGACCAAGGGTTGCCAGGTGTTCCTGGTCATCCTGATCAAGGTTTGCCAAGACCTCCAGGAACCATTGCGCCTCCGATCGTTTTGCCGCCGGAAGTGTGGCCTCCGATTCTGGTTCCGCCGCATCCCGATCAAGGGTTGCCTCGCCCACCAGGGCATCCTGACCAGGGATTGCCTCCGTCGCCTGGTCATCCTGATCAAGGGTTGCCGCGCCCGCCAGGGCATCCTGATCAAGGATTGCCGACTCCTCCACCGGAAGCGGGCACTAAACCTCCACCACCAACCGCTGGCACTCCGTTGCCGCCAACTGGAGAAACTCCACCACCCACTGAGCCGGCGCCGAAACCTGTTGCCGGCGTGCCGCAAAACTAAAACTTCCACTCCCAAAAAAGAGACAAGGCCAAGGAGGACATACACTCCTTGGCCTTTCTTATGCACAAACAACAGATCCTCGCCTAAAAAGGACCGCAATGCACCGTCGCAAGAATGAACTAGCCGGTCAACAGATTTCCTATTACGCTGCACGGCATGCTCGCCGCGACACAAGCCCAGGTTTTGGCAAAGTTCGCTCCTCGTGCGTCTTACGCACCAACTACTCAAACTCCTTCTACGGATCCTTGTTCGTGCGCTCGCACCTACAATCTCCAGGTCGAACAAGGCGCCACGCTTTCAACTAAAATCACGCTCACGCTCAACGGTCTGCCCGTCGACTTGACCGGCGCCTGGTTCCAGTTCACGGCCAAGCTCGATCCCAATGATGCGGACGATGCGCCCACCACCGTGATGGTTGATTGGCAGGAGACGGCCACTTCGCTCGAGGGATACACCTGGTTGGTGGTGTCGGCCGATATCACCGGAGGGATGCAGACCGTTGGTTACTCGCACCAGGTGCGGATGGTGAGTGCGGGAGGAGTGGTCACGCCACTGGTCAAAGGCGTTTTTACGATCATTCAACCGACATCCGCACGGCATGCCGTGACCTGAGAAGTGAGGAAAGATGGCAACATGTGACGCGATTGAAGTTGACCTGACACCAGTCAACCTGGATGTCGCAATCTGCCAATCCGCGTTCGATGTCGAGATAATTCAGTCCGATGTCACGCTCGAAGCGATCTCGATCGCCGGCCAGGGACCGAAAGGCGATCAAGGAATTCAAGGCGAACCAGGTCCAGTTGGCCCGATGGGGCCGGCCGGCGTTGGCCCGCAAGGCCCGCAAGGTGTTCCTGGCCCGCCGGGAAATGATTCAACTATTCCAGGCCCGATCGGCCCGATGGGACCGGCCGGAACACCAGGCGCACCAGGCAACCCTGGTCAAGCTGCAACCATCACAGTTGGCACCACGGTTACGGGAGCTCCCGGCTCGCCGGCAACTGTCACTGATACTGGTGTTCCTTCAGCGGCAATTCTCAATTTCCAAATCCCGGCAGGGGTTGACGGAGCGCAGGGACCGGCCGGCGTTCAAGGACCGGCGGGAGCACAAGGCCCGCAAGGAAATCCTTCCACGGTGCCAGGACCAGCAGGACCGACAGGAACGCCCGCCTGGACGTTAACGACCTCGGGATTCACGGTGCCGCCGGTAGGATCAACTGCCTCGGTCAACGTCAACGACACCACCTGGGCAGTGGTTGGCGAGTACGTCTGGGTAGCGACAGCAGGAGGCAACGCGAATACGCCAATGGCCTTGCAGATCCAGTCTAAGACCTCGACGAGTCTCACGCTACTCAACCCGCCGATTGGTTCGATGGCACCGAGCGGCGACGCCCAGAACCTCTTGACGCTGGGGAGCGACTCGCTCCTTTACCTGCCGCCTTCCGCGATTCAACCGACGATCTGGAGCGTGCGTCTTCGGTCGTTCTCAAGCGTGGGTAACCCAAATTTTGAGGTCGATCAGAGGAATGTCGGTAAGACACTGACTAATCCTAATTCTGGAGTAATTATCGATCGCTGGACCTACAGTGGGGCAGGTGGGTATACGGTTAATATGGGTCAGCAGGTAGCTAACCTTCCTGATCTTTGTCTTCCCGGCACGAATTTCAGAATTTCTCGCTCCTTCTTTCGTCTTACCTTAACCGGACAACTCGCTTCGCCAGCAGCCGGAAATTATTTACAAGTTGTCCAATCGGTAGAAGGTCCATGCTGGAGGGAGTTATCCAACGATGTTCATTCGGTTTCGATCTTGGTTCGCAGCAGTGTAGCTGGAACATTTGGCGTTGCTTTAACCGATTCAGCAGCCGCCAAAACCCTCACTAAACTGGCAACCATTCCAACGGCCAATACTTGGATATTGTTGACCTTTCCAAATCTGCCTGTTTGGGTGGGCACCTACAATCCCTTGCCAGGAAATTTAGGATATTATCTTTCAATTTGCTTGATGAGCGGATCGACTTATATGTCGCCCGCCAACAACACTTGGCAGAACGGGAATTTCGTGGGGGCAACTGGGCAAAGCAACTTTTGCGCCAACCCAGTTAATTCTACCTTCGATATCGGGTTTATTCAGCACGAACCGGGACCGGTCTGCTCGACCTTGATCGACCAGCCGTTCAGTCAGAATCTGGACGAGTGTCAGCGGTACTATCAGAAAACCTGCGATTACCAGTATGCATTAGGGCAAGCCGTCAACGGTGGTGGAGTGGTCTTATATTGCGCAGCTAATACTCATCCGGTTACGCATATTCCATTTAAAAGACGGATGGCAAAAGTGCCCACGTTATCGGTCTGGAATCCGGTGAGCGGTGCGACAGGCACGATTCGCAACTATAGCACTTCAGCCGATCATTCTATTAGTGGAATATGGTATCCTGGTGAATACGGGTATGGTGGGGTTAGTCTTAACACCGTGCCCACGGCACTTAATATGATGGAATGGCAGCATGTTGCAGACACCGGATGGTGACTTATGCCAGCAGGAACTAATGTCGCAAGTGGTGTTCTGATCAGCCCGGGAGGCCAGCAGGGGATTCCTGGCCCTAATGCGATCAGCTCGGACGCTGGCAATCAGGCGACTTTCGGGAGTGACAACAAGATCTACGTACCGGATCCGACGCCGGTCATTACCTCAGTGCGCCTTCGGAGTTTCAACGCGATGGGTAATCCGACATTCGAGGTTGATCAGCGCAATGTCGGTACGGCTTTACTTAATGTAGGTGCTCCATTTTCTCTGGATCGCTGGCAAATTGCCAGATCGGGAACTCCGATGGGGATTAACACTCAGCAAGCGGGTTTAGGGACTGGCGTAGGTGGTGATGCCTTGGTGCCGGGAACCAATTATAGAATTTCCCAAAGTGCCTTGCGCATTTCCGTCAATATTGCACAAGCCTCGATGGGGGCCGGAGACTACCTGTTTCTTCAACAATACGTGGAAGGAATTTATTTTCGCGAATTGATGAACGACGTTCATTCGTTGCAGCTTTTGGTTCGTCCATCCGTTGCCGGTCTCCGTTTTGGGGTAGCTTTAAATGATCCCGGGACAACTTCAAAATCGTTGACCAAGCTCAGTCCTGCTTTAGCCGCCAATGTCTGGACCTTAGTCCAGTTTCCTAATCTTCCTGCTTGGCCAAGTGGCGGGAGTTTTACCTCTGCACCAGGGGTGGTAGGTTATTTGTTGAGAATCATGTTGGCGTGCGGATCTAGTTATATGTCACCGGCCAATGATACTTGGCAGAATGGTAATTTCATGGGTGCGCCAGGAATGAGCAATTTCGCGGCGACTCTTAACGCAACTTTCGATATCGCTTTCGTTCAGCACGAGCCGGGACCGCTTTGTACCACCCTGATCGACAAACCGTTCGCCCAAAACCTAGACGAGTGCCAAAGATACTACGCGAAATCTGCTTCTTATGCTGTCAAACCAGTGCAAGGTGGACAGTCGTTTCTGGGTATTTTTCTCTTGGGTACAACTGCCGTGCGTGTCGGTATTCGTTTCCCAAAACGGATGGCAGTAACTCCTTCTATCCAGACTTGTGGTTTAACTGCCGCAACCAATGCAGTTTATCTGGATGCTTCAGCCGCCGCTGCATTTGTCCAGAGTTACGTCTCCAATGAAACAGAGGTGAATTCGATAAGTTTAACTGCCGCTGGACCAGCTACAGGAGGTCTCAGCGTTCTTGGGGAATGGGCCGCAGACACCGGATGTTAAAATTATGATCCCGAATTTTGTCAGCACAGTCTGGTGGTGGTTCCATCGACGGAAGCATGTGCCGCCGAAACCGCCAATTTTTCCCTAGAAATCCCACCGCACCCAGTAATGCCAGTGACCGCAAGCGATTGCGGCCGTTAAGGTTAAGGCAAGGATAGCCAGAATCCAGATGAGAAGCGTCCGTTCTTGTTGAGTAAGGCGAAACATAGAACGCAAAATCTAAGCACCCTCTTGAAAAAAATAAAGGAGAAAACGCTTTATTGTGCTGCAAAGATGGTGTATAGGTTGCGTCTTATGCATCAAACATATCAGACAGTAATAAACGGAAAAATACTCTCAGAAGACGCTGCACAAACCGCCCGAAGAGCCTTCCGCTTTTTCTCAGGTTCGCAGTTTGTCGAGTGGAAAGACGGCAAAGAAGCCGTGAAAAGCGTCGCCATGATCCGCAAATCGGACGGTAAGATTATTGAAGCCTTCCAGAAAGCCTAAATGAGAGCTTCTACCGGACTGAAAACTATCGACGGGATCACCCGTCACGTTCCGAAAATTGTCCTCTCTTTCGAGGAGTGCCAGAAGATCCAGGAGTGGTTGCCGCAAGGCGGCACTCTCAGCATCGATCTGGATCGGGTGATGGCAGAAGCCAAGGAAAAAGCGATCGAGCTCAACGAGAAATCAGGAATCCGACTCAGCACCTAAACTATTATGCCTAAAAAACGAGTTAAATTCTGTCGCTACATCCCAGGTTGCAACGGATCGCCGGCCTGGATGCCAGTGGACGAAGCCTTGGCCTACCTGAAAAAGGATACCGAGCACGTCGATCAGATGATCGCTTACTCCGTCAACTCACCCACCGATGTGGAATTCTGGAAGTCCAAATATCCGCGCATCGAGTACCCGGAGGCCAAATAATGCAAGCCAAGTTCGCCAAGGCAATCGCCAAGAACATCCGCATCATCGCCGAGGAGACGGCGCGCATCGCGCTGATCGATACGGAACGCCAGACCTATGGCCACACCATCAGCTGCGAAGCCCGGGTGCGCTGCACCCAGGCAATCGAAAAAGCCGAGAACAACATCGCTGCGCTTCTCCAGCAACCGGGAGCTCACCTGACAACCTAAATTCCACAGAATCCTAAACTGCAACAAAACCCCATCCCCTCACCGGGATGGGGTTTTTTATTTTCCCTCAATTCGCTACCTTGAATTCCAGCGGCAGGATCAGCTTGGCATCTTTCTGGCGCAGCAAAGTGAAGGCGCACTGCCTGATAAAGGCCGGAACGCTCTCGAACCCGTAGGTTAGCAGGGCTTCTTTAAACTCCTCGTCCAGGGGCGCCTCCAGCTTCAGGGAGCCCAGGTTGGTGCGGTACGGCGCCTTGGTCTTGCCGCGGGATTTGCGTTTAGGTGTTGACATATTAGAGCCTCAAAGTATGCCGCATTGCGCCTCGAAGTCGATAAAAAATCTTCTTTAGACCTTGGCATTTACATGGCGCCCGTTAAAATCGTTGTCCACAAACCATCCGCACCCAATGCCCAACTTTCATTCTGTCGTCCCTGAAAAATATCTGAAAATCATGGATCCGAAGGATCGCCAACGCCTCGGAAAAGCCGGCCGCACCCAGAAGGAAATCGCTCATGCCAACTACGTGAAAAGCGAGCGAAAGATCCATGACCAATTCATCTCCTTCCTTCGCCGGCACGAGCTCCCCTACGTCCATTCGGATCCCACCAAGAAGAGCTCGATCGCCACGGGGCATCCGGATTTCCTGGTTACCCGCGGCCGAATCGGCGTTTACATCGAGTTCAAGATCCCACCGAATCCGCTCCGCAAAGAGCAGACCGACTACATCAATTTTCTTCTTAAAAACGCCAACGAGGTCCACGTCATCCTCGAAACCGCACCTGGCGTTGCCTTGCAGGAGGCAAGCGACATCATCACCCAAACCTACAAGCTCTATCTCTAAAATATGCTCGCAGAAATCTCCCTCGAAGACCTGGCAGTCACGATGACCGTGGTCTGCATTCTCTGTTTGTTCATCAGCACGTTCCTTTTTATCCATACGATCCGTCTTCTTCAGCGGGTCAATCGACGGATGGAAATCGAGCGGATGCCTTATGTGGTGCGGGACGCTAATGGCAGACCTTCGCGCCAACGAAAATGAAACGGAAGTCCACGCTCCGAAAGGTGGAACCGCCGAATCTGGTTCTTGAGCCAACCGATCCGGCGGATCCCGTGCTCCCGAAACCCAAGAACTCGATCGCTAACCAGGCGAGCGAGAATGCCAGTAGTTACGCCTCAGTTCGTTACCAGATGACCAAACGGATCGGCGGTCTGGTGCCCGACGGGCACGGCAAAGCTTACTGGCGTTGCACCAACTGCAACAAGATCCGCGAAACTTACCCAATGGCCCGGGAATGTTGTCACGCTTCCGCGGCCCAGGTGCTGATCTGCACTCTCTGTTTTAATCGCGATAACAGCCTATACCGCATTGGCGAATGCCAGTGCCCAACCAAAAAATAATGACATCCATTTTGCAAACTGCGACTTCCGGTAAACGACCGGTGCCTGTGTTCCTCCTGATTCATGGGGTTGACGGAGTCGGTAAAACCACCTTCGCTTCTCAGGCGCCTACCCCTCTCTTTCTCGGACTGGAGACTGGCACCAATCAGCTCGACGTCACCCGACTGCCAACCCCTGGCAGCTATCAGGAATTCCTTCAGCAACTGACCGCGGTGCGGGTGGAAACGCACAACCACAAAACCTTGGTCGTCGACAGCCTCGACTGGTTGGAACCGCTGATTTGGACAAAGATCTGTCAGGAAGCGAACGTTGTTTCGATCGAGAAATTTGAGGGTGGTTACGGCAAAGGCTACGTCCGAGCTCTCGATTATTGGCGCGAGGTGGTGCGGGAACTGATGGCAATTCAGCGCCGGATGCACGTCATCCTGATCGCCCACACACTGATCAAAAAGTTCGACGATCCAGAACAGTTGGCGAGCTACGACCGATACCTGGTCAGTCTCCAGGAAAAAGCCGCGGCCTTGATGCGCCAGGCTGTCGATTGCGTGCTCTTCGCCAATTATAGGACCAAGGTCGTCAACGTAAAGTCGGGCGCCGGCGGACAATCCGGCAAAGGCAAAGGCGGCACCGAGCGGGTGATGTACACCGAGAGCCGGCCGGCGTTCGAGGCCAAGAACCGGTTCTCGTTGCCGTTCGAGATGCCGTTGGATTGGAAGAATTTCGGTGCTCACGTGAAAGCGTTTTATATGCCTGTCGCACCTATGGGGGTACCCGCCGAGCCTCCACCCGCACCCATCATCCCGCCTGAACCCACCACCAACGGAGGGACACCCAATGCGTAAGGCAGTCTTTGACATTGAGACGGGCCCGCAAAGTTTGGACCGGTTGCAGGGGATCATCCCTGACTTCGACCCTGAGAGCGTGAAAACCGGCAACCTGGGCGAGGAGAAGGCCAAGGAGAAGATCGAGAAGGCCCGGGCCGAACACATGACCAGGTTTCAGCGGACGGCCGCACTCTCGGCGATTACCGGCGAAATCCTGGCCATTGGGATCATGCGCGAGGTGGATCCCGGCAAGCCGCCAATTGTCGAGCTCCTGGTCGACCGGGAAGACGTGGTTTTGCGAAACTTCTTCCAGATTTTCACCGAATCACAGAAGAATAACCCGACGCAATGGGTAGGGTTTTATATCAGGAATTTCGATCTCCCGTTCATCATTCGTCGCGCCTGGAAACACGGGATCGGGGTGCCTGATCTGATGCTCGGCCGGTATCTGCCGATCGTTTTCACCGATCTCTTCGACACCTGGCGTTTGTGCGAATACCCGCCGGATCGGATCAGCCTGGACACCTTGGCGCGATTCTTTGAAATCGGGATGAAAACGGGGGATGGCGCCCAATTTCATGAACTGCTGCGCTTCGATCGCGAGGCGGCACTTCAATACCTGAGAAACGATCTGTGGTTGGCCTGGAAGCTCGCGGCGTCGATGGGTGCGTTCTGGACACCAGACCAGGCGAAAAACATCGCTGCGAGCCTTGCAGGAACGCCCAAGGGCATCAGGGCCGAGCCGGCTCCCGAAGAAATTCAGTTTTATTAGGAAAAGAAGGATTCAAGGAAGGATTAGAAACCAAAAAAGAGAAAGAGAGAAAAAAGCGAATGCCCTCATACATATCAAAAGAACAAACCCTGTTACCCGACGGAATCTACGATTGGGAGGTAACGGGTGCGTCTGAAAAGACCAGTCAGAACAACAATCAGAAACTTGAGCTCGTTCTGGAGGTGGGTCCAGATCGGGTGAAGGTTTTCGATAACCTGACTTTCACGGCCGGCGCCTCCTGGCGGATCGACGCCTTTCGGCTGTCGAGCGGCGAAATCCTCAAAGGAACCGTGGAAGCAAACCTGGAAGCAGAAGATTGCATTGGCCGCAAAGGGCAATGCAGCATCGTGACAGAAACATACAATGGGCGAACCCGTAATAAGGTTGATGCCTATTTGTTGCCGAATACACCAGGAGGAGCCGCCAGCGGCACCGGGGCGCCTCCACCCACCGCACCACCTGCGCCAAAGTTCAGCCAACCCAACCCGAATCCAGGGAAGGATGCGGATGGGGCGCCTGACGACATACCATTTTGATAAGTCGTTGAAGGTGAGGCACTTATGCTGACCGATCGCGAACAGAAGTTCCTCGAGCTCGCGTTGAACGCCGGCTCGCTGCCAGGTGAAGCGGACAATGCAGCGGTGCTGTTTTTCCGCTCACTGCGCAAACGTGGTGTCGGGATCGGTCAGTTCACCGAGGGCATCGGATCCCTGAACGGATCCGGTGCTCCTCCTCCGATCAAATCGGCGCCGGATTTCGGGATGTGCGTCATGCCCTGGCGCAAGAGCAAGCATTTCGGAAAAATGTTCATGGATATTCCACCCTCGGACCTAATCTCCTCGCTCCGATGGATTAACGAGGATCCAGAACGCGCCAGGAGCATGGCGACCTTGGCAATGCAGATTCAGGGCTTTCTGAATCAGGCCAAATAGGATTTTACTCAGAGGTATCCCCTAAACAAAACCAGGATGGTTTTTAATGCCAAAATACACCCAAAAAGCCTATCAACCTCGGGCTGCACAAGGCCCGATCCTCCCACAGTTCGTTCATGATTATCTCGCTTATGGAGCACAAAAAGGTGACCGCAACGACACCTTGTTCAAAGTCGCCGCGCAATATCTGCACGCCGGCATCGCGGAACCGGATATCGCACCTTTGCTGATTGCTCGCGCGGTGGCTGATGGATTATCCACCGCTGAAGCTCAGAAGACGATCACCAGTGCGTTTAACAGTCAAAAGAAAGATCCGCTCGGCGCCAATGGCGCCAACGGACACCAGAATAGGAATCAACCTCATCAACCTCATTCAGCACCGCAACCGCGGAAATTTGTTCCTGGTCCATCGAGCACTCGACCGTTCTCGATGCCGGTTCCACCACCAATTCCTGCTGGATTGAAAATCTATCTGGAGAAAGGGTTTCAGCCTGGCGAAGGAGTATCAATCAGCGGGACAAATATCGGCCCTGATGGTAAACGAGATCCCGGCCGCGGCGATTTACATACCCGTGAAGAGTGGTTGCAAAAGCTTGCCATTAAGCCGGTTCAGAAATACTACCCAGGCGACGAGGGTATTTTCATTCGGATCAATCCTACCACCGGTTCGCACGATTCAGAGGTAACCGCATTCCGGCATGGGCTTTTCGAAGCGGACAAAGACGCTGCCAATAAGCCGGTTCCGAAAGAAGAGCAGTACGCAGCACTTGTTAATTCGCATCTTCCTTGCCGTTTCATCGTGGATTCTGGTGATCGGTCGATTCACGGGATTGTGGTTCTCGATGCGCCAAATCGTAAAGAGTACGACCGGCGTTATGCCCTGGCGTTAAGCGCTTTGGAAGGACATTGGATTTGCCTCAAAAATAAGACTCCTAGTCGTTATTCACGAGTGCCAGGGGTTAATCGACGACTCTACGACAATGGCAAATTTATTGGAATCGGCCGACAGGAGCTTCTGGCGATCGATATCGGTGAAGCGTCCTGGGAGGAATGGGAACGCAAGTGGACGGTGGATTCTACAGAGGAAGAATTAGCCAAGTTTTATTCGCCGCGAAAAATCGCTGATTTCAGCCAGAACTATCCGCCACAATTGATCGAAGGATTACTTTACCAGGGAGAGAAGATCTGTCTGATCGGCCCATCGAAATCGTTCAAGACCTGGACCTTGATGGATATCTTCGTCTGTGTGGCGAACGGAATCCCGTTTCTGGGGCGTTTTCCGACTCACAAGGTGCTTTGTCTCTACATGGATTTCGAGAGCCTGGAGGCGAGCATCAGACACCGTTTTGAGGCTATAGCGAAGGCACATGGACTCGATGCAGCGACAGCATTCGACCTTTTGCGAATCAGTTCATTTAAAGGCCGGCTCGGGACTGTGCGCACAGATTTCACGGATCCCAAGGTGCAAAAGGTGATGGTCAAGATGTTGATCGATCTCGGGTGCGGAATTTATGGTGCGGATCCTTTGTCACACGTGATGAACGGTGCAGACGAGAATTCCAATTCGGCGATGACCGACATTTTCATGGGGTTCGACTTTATCTGCCGGGAAACCCATTCCTCGTTCGCTTCAACGCATCACTTCGCCAAGGGAAGCGCTTTCATGAAGGATCCGATTGATCGCGGTGCGGGCGCCGGCGTGCTCTCAGGCCGAGCACCAGGTGCGGCGATCATCTTCACTCCGCACCGGGAACCACAGTGTTTCACGGTAGATTTCATCGTGCGCGATTTTCCCCTGGTCGACTCGTTTGTGGTCCGACGCAAACATCCCCTGATGGAAATCGACCAGAACCTGGATCCGAAACACCTGGCAACTCCACCATCGGCAGCACAACCGAAAATCGATCAGGCGCGCAAAGAGGAGAGATTGAACGCTTTAATGTGCGCATTGCGCGTCACTGAGCCGGATGGGCTTACTGTGCGCTGCCTGAAAGCGGCAAGCGGAATCGGTGACACTACTTTTGGCCGATACATGACGGAATTGACCAAGAAAGGACTGATCTTCAAATCAACGCTGGATGACAAATTCCACCTGAGTCCGTCTCAGGCAACAGCCTGGGGGAATACACCGCATTGAAAGCCTGGACGGGCAGAATTCATGGCGCCCACCAGGGGTGCTTCGCACCACCACCACCACCTTATATAAATATAAGGATGGTGGTTGGTGGTTTACGCTCCCGCACCACCACCTTCGGGGCAACCTGTTGTGCGCATGAATTCCTCCCGTCCTTCACGCGCGATTTTCCTGGCGAAAACTTTTATCCCCAAAATGCACAAACTAAAAAACCCCAAATGAACTCGATGAATGAACAAGAGAAGCGAGAGCCGAAGCGGAAACAGGAACCTGGATATCTGACCTTTGTCCACCGGTTCGCGCCGGATCTGACAGTGACCCTGCGCGTTCTGGACCAGGCGCCTAAACCTGGATCCGGTTTCGCCCCAAATCTTTATTGGGACGGGAGACCTACCCAAAAAATCGCCAAGGCGTATCGCAAATGGATTCTGCGCACCAACCAGATTTTGGTCGATCATTGGCAGATCGTTTACACCTATGGGCTGTTACTGACACCCACCAAGATGGAGATTTGGGTGTTCACGCCTGGTGAGAAGCCTTCACTGAAGAGCATTTTAACGATCGAGGACTGATATGGTTCAACCTATTGAAACTCGATACGCTGGGTGTCTTTTCCGTAGCCGGCTCGAAGCACGGTGGGCGGTTTTCTACGATTGCTTGGGAATCGATTGGCGTTACGAACCAGAAGGTTTCGATTGCCTCGATTTGGGTTGGTATCTGCCAGATTTCTGGCTCCCTGCCTTTCAGTTCGTGATTGAGATTAAGCCAGGGTATCCCTCCGAAGAAGAGGAAGGAATTCAGATTCAGAAACTTCGAATAGCAACAGAAGGATTGAGAGCTAAATGTGGATTTCTCTTTTACGGAGATATTCCAAGAAGCAATCCAGCAGAAGATTACTGCGAAAGCGCATTGCTGGTTTGTCCTGATCCCACTGGTGGATTTGATGGTCACTGGCAGGATAACGCTCATTGGTGGTGTGAGTGTCCTTGTTGCGGCCAATTAGGAATCGCGTTTAATGGGCGAACAGAGCAATTCAAGTGTTGCGAGGGCAACAAATGGGAGGTTTCACCTGGGCAATTTCGTCATCACGGAATCAATCCTGATTCACCTAGGTTGCTTCGTGCTTATGAGGCCGCACGCTCAGAAAGGTTTCAATGAGCACCAAAACTAAAAGCTTCTTACCGAAGACCAGGCGCAAGGTTCGCGAGAATCGGGCGATGAAGATACGCCGATCGCTCGGGTTCGTTGCGATGTCGCCGGCCTTCACGCCAACCTTTATGCTCTTGCCGGGACCGAGGCACCACAAATGAACTACCTCATTCTGGCGATCGTGGTGATCTTCGTGGTTTACGTGTGGCAAACCAAATGACCTCGCCCTTCGCCCTTATAATTTCTATTAATCATAACACGACTTTTAAAATGTGGGAGATTTCGCAGGACGCTTTGAGGCGTAATTAGGCGCAAAAGTAATCATATGACCAAGGTCCGACTGCAATGCGCGTCCTGGGGCATCCTGGAGCGTTTAAAGCCTATCCGATTTTTACTGATTTTCAACGACTTATGCATAGAGACTCTATGGAAATTAGATGCACTCTATGGTAATTAGAAACCGTCTTACCTTATCCTGCACTGCAATACGATTTATGCCTAAGTACATACAAACAGATACGGAGACCGCATTGGCTAAAAGAGCCGATGCTTTGGCCTTCATGAACCGTCCACCTAATCAGCTCGGGCTCTGTCTCGATGCCTCCGCTTCAATGGAAGGGTTGGTGGGTGCGGTTGTTCAAGGGTCCAACCAATTAGTGGCCGGCAATCCTCAATCCAATGTCACCAGGGTGATGTTTGGCACCAGGGTGTCGGTTGCCGTTCGTAATAGCCCCGCTGAGGCACTTTTACCGATGACCGAGGCAGATTACCCGTTCCTGGGCGGAACCGCGCTCCTGGATGGAATGGGTGCGGTTATTGAGGAGGTCGCCAAAGTTTATGATCCGCCTTCGAAAATGAACAAGCCGCGGGTGATCATTGCACTGCTGACCGACGGCATGGAGAACGCCTCGCACCGGTTTAACCTGGAGGATATCCGGCAAACGGTCGCTTACCGGCGAATCAGTTGTTCCTGGCAATTCCTCTACCTGACTAGTGCCGATACCGGTTACGGGTTGCGCCTCGGGATTCCCTCGACCCATATTGCCTCCTTTGAGGATCCAGCATCCTTGAGCTCGCTCCTGGAGCGTGTGAAGGCCGCGGTAGGTGCGTTTTATCTCGGCGATCGGAATTTCGCTCGGTTCTTACTGAAGGAGAAAAATTGATCATGCCTACACAATCGATCACCGCTGATCAGGCCGTAGAACGGTATTGGAAAACAATCCAGGAAGTCCGTGCAACCTCGCTGACCGAATCGCTCCTCTCACACATGGTCGAACAGGTCGAGAAATTGAGGGATGAGGTGAAAACTGACCCACTGGTGAGAGCCGAAAACTTTCAGAAGTTCCTGGATGAATTCGCCGAAATGGCATGGAAGTGCGGATTTGCCGACGCCTTGTGGGCAATGTCCAACGGAGTCGTCCAGGCAGTCCCAATCGAGAATAACTGAAGATGACTAAACAGATCGCTTCCTACCTCGAGCGAACAGTCGCTTATGCCGAGCGTTTGAACCGGAAATCCGCGGAGCTCAATGATCCAAGGGTGCGGAACCAGATGATGGCTGATTGTGTGGAGCTCCACGAAATCACTAACCGGCTCTACGCGTTGTTGCATAAATTCGGTCAGGTGTTGCCCGATGCGATCGATCCCAGTACGCTTCGCTACCGTGCGTACAACGATGAGAAGGAAGAGGGCAAAGGCACCACCTGAACTATTGCGGCTTAATCCCGTCCCAATGAACGAGGATGAGAAAGCTAAACTGGTCGAGTTCGCGGTTAAGCTCGGCCAGGTTTTCGATCGGCCCCTGCACGAATTCCCCAATCAGGCCGCATTTGGATATGCTCGGCATCTTTTCAAAACTGAGCCGGCGCTATTCGCGCAAGTTTACCAGGCGTTATTGACCGGTTTGCCGCCAGCAGTTGTTCATTCGAAATTCCCGGTCCAATACGATGCCGTGTTGCAAGTTCGCCGGATGTTCCCGGAACTGCTGCACGCCGGCCGGCAACAAATCATTCACAACCTCGAAGAAGCGTCGCTCCTGTTTTCGCATCGCCTGGTCGACGAAGGCGCAACTCTCGGAATCGACAAGGTGGCGCAGAACCTTGCTATCCTGCTCGAAAAACACGCACTACTTACTGGTGGCGTGACAAGCCGGCAAGAACACATTTCCGCACCCAAACCGGAGGATCTGAAAGCGATGTTCGATGCGCTGCCATCGGCAGATCCAGAGCCAATTCCAAGCACGCAATGAAAAGCAATGCCTTGCATTCGGGCAAATTGAGAGTGCTGTGTGTAATTGCTACGTGAATCAGGTGCTCGAATGAGCAACTCAAGAACGAGTTCCAAAGAGTCTAGTTCACGAGAAGAAGTCAAGCTTAAAACAACAAGCTCAATATTACGCAATCAAGGTGAGCAATTGTTGCAGCGTGATTACAAAGATCAAAGGTTAAACTTCTAAAAACCATAACGCGAATTATGGTAATTTAAGCCAATTTGTTTCAAGTGTTGATTATGAACGAGTTACAACAGTTCAAGATGTTACACTATTGTATATAGTGTAACACCGCGCGCACGCGCGCGAAGCAAAAGAAGGGGGGAGGGGGGTATGAATCGGGGGAGTGGGTAAGGCCAGGACCGGTCTGATATCGACAAAAAATATTTTCATGCCAACCACTTTCCGTGATGAAACCCCTATAGCTGCTATTCAAGGTAACCTGTAATATGCTGTTTTGATAATCCAGATTGGTTTAGGGTAAGGGACACCGAATTCGTTGGCAGTTGGTGCGGAGGACCACCATTGCCAACCTGGTGGGGGAGTATCTCCGTAGAATTGGAGGATTGAGCCTGGGGGAATTTCGTTCATAAAGAAGAAGCCGTTTAGCGCGGTATTTCGCACTAAACGGCTTATTTAGTTCAAGTAGGTTTTCTTTAATCAGGGGGAGGACCGAACAAGTAGATTCGATCCCATTGTTCCCATGAGAGGTTGCCGCTGCGCGCGGTGATCTTCCGGTAATGGAAGAACTTGCCGCTTTCGAACTTCCAGTTGCCGATTCTGATTGCGAACCAGAAGAAGGGTTTCATGACACCGTGTGGTTTCGTATTTTTCCCAGCAATTCGCTGTAGAGCTGAGTGATGTAGAGGTCTTGCCCGCTTAGTTGACTGAAGCGCTCTGCTGTCTCGGTCATCGCCAGGAGGCGATGGAAATCGCGCACTTTGTTTTGGTGATTGTGCGCTCGCCGGCGATATTCGTCGATGGTCTGAGGGTTTCTGGTTCTCATAAGCCGATGAAGTAGAGGAGAACGCCGGCCAAGAAGGCGCCGATTGCGCTGGCGATCAGGAGATGATCTTTATTTTTCATCGCAACATTCCCTGGAAGAGGGAATCCCAGTTGATCTCCTGCTTTTCGCTGCCGTAGGCAGCTTTGATTTGATCGCCCAAGGCAGGTTTCTTCTCGGGAACGTATTGATGGCTCTTGAACTCGACTCCCGGCGTTCCCAGTAACCAGTCGATGCAAGCCGCCTTGTTCAGGCCGGCAACCGTTAATCCGGTGACTTCCGGCTTCTGGCGCATCGAGCGGAAGTGGCGCACCAGTTTGCGTAATTCGGTGACGGTTTGGAATCCCAGGACCTCTCGCGCGAATCCGGCGGCTTCTGGGTTGGTGATCAGCTCCAGGACGGTTTCCCGCCATTGCTCATCGGTTTGGATGTTGTTTGGCATAGGTTATTTACCTTCTTTCGGTTTGAGATTGATCAGGAGGTAGCGATCGCCTTGCTCGGTCGTTTTCTCCCAGGCGGTAATCCAATATTTCTCGGCATTGATCGCGGTCACGCCGAGGTAATCGCCTTGCCAATCCTGTTTGTTTTTCGGCGGGTAAAGGATTGCCCAACCCGGGCGGTTTTCGAATGGCAGCTTGTTTGGCATACCCTGGATCAATACGGCATGAGCAAGGCGTAATAAAGCGCAAACAGGCGCAGGGCTTACTCTCCGTCAGGGTATGGGGGATGTTTTTGAATCCAATCGCTTTGCGCGGCGTTCAGCTTGATCGTCCATTCCGTCCAGGAGACCGGTTTAGGCGTTGGCGTTGCGGTAGGCGCCGGCGTTGGCGTTGGTTGTGGTGCGGTGGTTTTCGCCAGGTCGTCATCGCCGGTAAAACCTTCAGCCGGCGCCGAGCTCCAGGAGATTGCGTACCAGGCGACATTGGTTGCCTGTGGTAACGGCGCCATCTCTGGCCCGCTCTGGACTGTTCCGAGGTCGCCTGGGTTATGCTGGCCGATCACCGATCCGCCAGGCGCGTTGCGGACGTTAACGATCGCGGTGGGCGTTACCGTGTCGCCAGGCGCGAACTTGGCGGCAGGGGGGGTAGGTGCGGGTGTAGCGGTGGGAGTTGGGGTGGGATTTGGAGATGGAGTGGGCGAGGGAGCGGATCCACCGGACTGGAAAGCTCCGAGATTGTTCCCAGAAACGCCGTTAAGATCAGTATTGTAGCCAGCGGGTACAGCGACAGCTTTCCCGATTGCCCAGGAGTTGGATGCGAGTTTGAATGCGGTTTCATAGCCGATTGGTGAGTAGCCGGTTGGTGCTCCCGTGGTCACCCGGGTAGCCGGCGGGTTGCCGGAACCTTTTACCCAGGTCTTATCGCCAGAAGTAACGAACGGTGAAGCGGAATTGATGATCTGGTTGGTTCCGATCCCGGTGGAACTGAACCCGTTGTTGTTAACGCCTTTATCCCAATTCGGGAGATAATTGATGAACAAGTTGTTCACCACCGCGGATCCATTGGCCGTGCTCGTTCCCGGGCCGATGCAATTCGATTTGTTGAAGTCGCAGAAGGTGTTCCCGTAGAGAAAAACCTTGCCGAAACTCGCTCCGTTCTGGAGCTGGATCGGGGTGTTCCCGGTCTGGCAATCCCCTTGCCACATGATGTTGCCGTAGAAGAGCATGTTGTCGCCAGGCTGTTCCTGATCGAAGAACACTCCCTCAGAAGTCACGTTGGCCACCACGCACCACCGCATCGTTCCCTGGTAGAGCATTCCGCCGCTGTAGATCACGTCTGGGTGCGGATCCTGGGGATTGCCGGAATAGACGATATTGCTCGACGCGTTATATAAATAGGAGTACTCGATTGTACTTCCCGTGTTCCCTTTCCAGGCAAAGAGAAGAGCGTCTGTATCATGAACGCTCGCCCCAGAAATCGTCGAATTCGACGGAAAGTGGATCCCGTCTGCCTCCGCTTTGCTCGAGTTGATCCCGGGACCGTTGACGTCAACGTTCCGTACCGTCAGGTTCCCGGGCGATCCGCCGGCATCTATCCCCTTGGCGCCCGATGCGTGGCTGATCTTGATCCCGAACTTGGTGGGCAATCCCGGCGGTTTCCAGCAGTTGCCGTCAACTGTCACAAATTTGCCGGTAATGCTCCAACCGGAGTTGAAAACGGCTTGTGCGTCCATGCTGGCACTCCAACCGGTGTCTGAGCCGTGATCGGCCGCGGTAGCGCGCTTGACGATGATCGGTGCGGAGGCCGATCCGCTGGCCGGGACGCTCAGGCCTGGACCGTAGGAACCTCCTGCCAGGTAGACGATGTCTCCCGCTGCCGCGTTACTGACCAGGGAAGGCCCGCCGGCCGTACTCCAGCTTGCTCCGTTTCCGCTCCCATTTGGCGTTACGTATTTGGTTGCGCTCCAGGCCGATGTCGCCAGGAGCAGTAAAAAGAGACTGATTTTCATATACATAGAAACAGGTTCCAGAAAATCCTTCCCGATAGCAAGCCTGGGGCGTAAAAAGGCGTATCATGCAAGAAGCGCACCCTTTCGGGATCGGCGATCCTGAGTTTGATCAAGGCGTTCTGATGCCTTGGACCCAGCGTTATCGGCTCTCGATTTGGCTCCTGCGCATCGCTGCGGGCGACGGAGGAGAACATCCGCACCTGGAGGAGATGATTGCCAAGCTGCACAAGCAAGTCGTTTACTACGACGGGCCAGGTAATCGGAGCGGAGCGGTTTTAACCGCGGAGGTTAAGCAAAAGATGGCTCTGGCCAAGCTCGGCAAGAAGCGGAAACCGTTCACCGATGAAACCAGGCGCCGGATGTCTGCCGCCAAAAGCGGCGCCAATAATCCTTGGTACGGCAAGAAACGGAGTGCGGAAGCTCGGGAATTGATGTCGAAATTGAGTTATGAAAGGGAAGCTCGGCGCCGTGCCGCCAGGCAACCTGGTAATGTCATCCCGATGCCTCCTCCCGAATTTAGTCGCGGTCAGATGGGGAAAGCCCATCGAGCACTTCGGCGGTTAGGGGTTCTCCTTCCCACCGAGGAGGAGAAAACCGTTTTCCTGCGTTTTCTGCGCTCCATCGAGGTCGATCCGATGCAGGCTAGTTCGCGGGTCTTGGCCAGGATTTACGCCGAAAGATCGCAAAAAGATGCTTGAAGGCGTTTCCCTTTTTTGCTCGAATTTTTCCCCTGCATGAATAACCAAAATCAGCCTAGAAATATGGAACACCAATTGTTCTTCGACGGTGACGATCTTTATCTGGATCGCGAATCCCTGGAACCTTCCTGGCAGAAGCTCTACGAAAACAATCATATGGTGCGGCCGCATCGCGGTCGCGATTATTTCAGTCTTGCTTGCCTTCTTTATCTCTTCAAAAAGGAGGAGCTACAGCGGAATCTGGCTCGAGCCAAGTTTCTCGATGATCCGAGCGGGACCGACAGCAACGATCCCGATTATCAGCACGGCGATTATCTCCCGCCGGATTTCATGGAGTTTTTCAAGAATTTCCATGCTGCTCTCTTTCTTCGCCTGATCACCTTGGCGCCTTATCCCGAAGATGAACTGGAAAATTTGCGCAGGTTTCGCCTGATGCAGCAAATCCTGGCCGACAAGAAGAGAGCCAACGCCAAGGAGAAAGAACAGGCATGATAACTTGCGTTTTCTGTGGGGAACCGGTCCTGGAAGGCGAGTATATCTGTTTAAAGGTGCGCCATTCGGGCGAGTCGGTTGCCGTTGACGATGAATATTTCCATTGGGAGTGTTTCTGGAAAGCCAAGCAACTGACCGAAAAACGGAAAATCTTGCCTTTGTGAGGCGTTCGTGATTCAAGCGGAAATGACCGACGAACCGCGATGGAAAGTGCTCCTTTGCTGGGGCGCCGTGTTCACTTTCTTTACGGTGCCGATCGTGGGAATTGGTCTGTTGATCATGGCAGATCAATTCCCGTCGATCCGCAATCACATTAACGAATTCAAGTTCATCGGGCCCTTTTTCCAGTCGGTGACAGCCCTGGTTTTCGGGTTGGCCGGCTTGCGTTCCGTCGATCGGTACGTGGACCAGAAAAATGGCGGATCCAAAAAGCCGCCGGAAAAAGCATGATCGAAATTGAGCATTTAAAAGATCCCGAAGATGTCGGTCGTTGGGTGGTCTACAACCGGGAAGGTTGGACGAAGAAAGAGATGGGCCGGATCAGAAGCTGGAACGAGGGATGGATCTTTGTGGTCTACAATTGCGACGGGAATTGGGACGATTTCATGAAGTATTCCCCTTACGCCACGCATCCGCGGGATCTCGATTTTGTCGTTGAAGATGGACGGTAAAACTCATTGTCGGCGAGGGCATCTCTACACCGCGCGCAATACCAAGTGGTATCGGGGCACGCGGGTTTGCCGGATTTGTGAGGAGGAGCGGTTGGCGCGGAAAAAGCGAAGCAGGGTTCAGGGGAAAACTTTGATCGAGGTCTTCGCCAAAGAGCAGGACAAAACGACTGCGAGTGCTTCCGGCCAGGCCGAACGGGTTCCCTATGAAAACCCGAAATTATAAAACAGGACAAATCGACTGGGGATTAATGCGGGCCAATTTGCCCGCATTGGTCGAATTCCAGCTTGAAGAGGATGGCGCGCTCCACGTACCTGGCGCGTTCGCCTTCCGGCACCGCTTCGCGGAGCGCTTTCAGCGTTCTGGGGGAAAGTGTGAAGTTGATGATCTGACGCCGGTCTCCACCACGAATCCGCGGCCTACCGGCACCGCGGCGAGCTCCTCCGTGGGTGCTCATGAATTGGGAAGGGTTGGGAGAGTTAATTTCTCGAATTTCATCGTCTTAATTTTGGCGGCAAAATCGTCGACAGCCTTTTGCGATTGCTCTTCAGCGCTGATCACTGGTGCAGGAGCCGGCGTTGGCGCCACAACGCGAACGGGCGCCTCCTGGATTCTTGAATAGGCTCCTACGTCAACTGCCAGTAACGCCGGTTGGCGGTTTAACTGAGCCTGGTACAGGAAAACGTTGAAGACGACGAGTACGGCAACGCCGATCCAGAAGACGCGCCTGGTCAATAGCCAGATGCTCAAGATCAGGACTGGGCGAATCAAGGGAATTATCAGCCAGGCGCAGAGAAGAAAAATAAGAATGTTCATTTAGACTGCCTCCTTCGCCTTCTTGATTGCTTCGACTGCATTTGAAGCTTCAAAAACTCCAACTGACATCAGGGCTTTAAACGATTCGCCAAAAGACATCGGGGAGTAAAAGACCTCGTAAAAACGGCCAGGCTGTTTTACGACCGTAATGCCGCCTTGGAACTCCCGGCTTTCACCGGTCTTCATTTTTGGGTTAATTCGATTGTGCATACTAGAGTATACGCACAATCTCGGTAAAGATAAAGGAGTTATTCAAGGTTTCGCATGGAACAAAAAAACCGGCGGCTCTTATCTGCTCACCTCACACGAGGGGCAGCGAGTCGCCGGTCACAAGTTAACGACACTCCCACTTTGGGTTAGGAATACGCTGTTGGCCGGTATTTGAATCGAAACCTGCTCTGTTCATCAAGTGCAAATCCTTGCCCAATACTTCTTGAGCCTCTTCTTTTCCTTCGCCGCGGCAGCGTGCGGCTACTTCTTTGCTCGGATGGTTTACGAGCTCCTCGACGCCTGTCGGGAACGAAAAGAATTGCCGCGCAGTGAGAAGGACGAGTAATGTGCGTTTTTAAATGCCTGATACTGCCTCTGTTTCTGAAGAAGTCGTACAGGATCTCGTCACCGAAAAGTCGATTTCCGATTCCTGGCGGATTCCAGTCAAGCAACTTGCCTCGATGCGCAGGACCAAACTTCGGCGCAAATTTCATTGGGATATCGAGGGGTACACCGTCAAGTACACCCACGAAGGCGTTGAACGGCTCAAAGACCTGATCCAGGAAGGTCTCAAAACCGGCCAGGTCAAGGAAAAGGAGCCGGTGGTGGTCGACGATATCGCAGTCGATCTGGCACTGAAAAAGCGGTGGAAAGTCATTCGCATTCCGCCCAATCCGCGCCTGGTTCTGGTCGAGAACCAGTGGAGTGCGGAGTGCATGTACCTCTTTGTGCGGAATCATCGCAATTTTAAGCGGAACATGATCATTCAGGAGGACGAAATCTCGCCTCCCGATGCCGCCGGCCGGCGCCGGATCTTGCGTGCCTTGCCGCGCAGTTATGGAAGGTGGTAAATGCAGGAGTATCACCAGAACGATTTCAAGCTTCTTCCGCACCCGCTTTACCCTCTGCCTTCGGCAGCTCAGTACAAAACCGATCCGGCGGCTGTTGAAGCTTATCTGATCATTCGCAATCAGAGGATCCTGCTCGAACGGGAGGATCCGTATAGGTACGGTTACGAACCGGAAATCTGGAAGCTTGCGGACGGGTATCTGGAAGCTGGAAAACGCGAAATGCTCATCCTGGGCGGGAATCGGGCCACTAAATCGTTCTATTGCGCCCATAAAGTCGTTCAGACCCTTTTAGCGGGCGAAAAGAAGATGGTTTGGTGTTTCCAGAGCACCGACGCCAATTCGGTCGAGATGCAACAGCCGATTGTCTTTCAATACCTGCCGCCGGAATTTCGTAACGCCAAAAAGGGCAAAATTACCAACGTCAGCTTCTCTCAGAAGCACGGTTTCAGCGATTCCAAGTTCATTTTACCGAACGCTTCTGAGTGCGTTTTTCGGCATTACAGCCAGAAATTGGATCTGATTGAGGGCGGGAATTGCGATCTGATCTGGTGCGACGAGCTCGTTCCGCTCAACATCCTGGAAACGCTCCGCTATCGGTTGATCACCAGGCGCGGGATTCTCCTGATCAGTTTTACGCCGAAAGATGGGTGGACGCATACAGTGCAAGAGTATTTGCACGGCGCGACGACTGTGGAGAAGGTTCCCGGGCCTCTCTTGCCGAAAGGCAATCTCGGTGTCGCCAATAACATGGTTCCGCGCGTTCAACAGCCGCAACGGCAGAACGCGATCATCATCTATTTTCATACTTCGGATAACCCGTTCGAAGGTTATGACACGATGAAGGAGACCTTGGAGGGTGCCTCCCGGGAAGAGATTCTTTGTCGAGCCTACGGAGTCCCTACTCGCGCCATTGTTCAACGCTTCCCAAAGTTCCGCGACGCCGTCCACGTCATCCCTCCTGACAAGATCCCCAAGATCGGCACCAACTATCAGATCGTTGATCCTGCCGGGAACAAAAACTGGTTCATGATCTGGGTGCGGATCGATCCGATGGGCCGGCATTACGTCTATCGCGAATGGCCCTGTCCAGGTCAGTACATCCCGGGAATCGGCGATCTCGGGCAATGGGCCGAAGCGGATGGCAAGCTCGCGGATGGCAAGGCGGGCCCTGCTCAGTTGGGGCTCGGGTGGGGGCTCAAACGTTATTACGAAGAGATGCAACGACTGGAAGGCGACGAGACCCTGGCCGAGCGTTGGATGGACAGTCGTTTCGGCAACACGCCTTCACAGAAAGCCGATCACAGTACAACGATCATCGAGGAGTTCATGGATCTGGGTGTCATCTTTCAGCCGGCGCCCCTGGATCCGATCAATGAAGGTGTCACGCTGATCAATTCGCTTTTGGATTATGAGGAGACGGAAGATCCGGCGAACCGCAAAGAACCGCACCTCTATATCTCGTCCGAATGTTTGAACACCATTTTTGCGCTCAAAATCTGGACCGGGAAAGACGGGCCGCACGGCGCCAGTAAAGATCCGGTGGATTGTCTCAGGTACATGGCAGTCGGGAAGCTGGTCGATTTCGATGCTCAAGAGTTAACCCTGGTCGAAGGTGGAGCGTATTAAAAATGACTGTTGAGGAAGTAAAGCAGCAATTCCAATCCTCGGTTGAAGAGGGGAGTGCGTATTTCGGTCTCACCACCAGGTTGGATGACAGCCGGTACTGCCGTTGGAACGGTCAATCCGATGACGGCCGTAAGTACAGCAAGTTTTTGAAAAAGGCCGCATTCCCGTGGGAAGGCGCCTCCGATATCAGGCCCTACTACGTCGACAACATCATCAATGACGATGTCGATATCATGCGGGCGGCAGACAAAAATTGTCATATGCAGACGCTGGCCGCGAACTCGCAAAATGATGACCTGGCGCGCGCTACCACCTCAGTCCTCGATTACATCGCGCGAACTCTGCTGGTCGAGGAGCTCGATCGTGAGCGGGACTTGGCCGCGCAATGGCGCCAGCATTACGGCAGCTCGGTCATCGGCATCGATTGGTTGTACGAGGAGGATACCGAAATTGCCACGGTGACCGTGCAGGATCTGATGCAGATCGCCCAACAGGATCCGCAATTCGGTGCCCTGCTCCAATACCTTGTACAGAATATGCAACGCTTGAGCGGCGATGACCTGGCCGCGGCGACGCAAGCGTTCCAGCAATATTTCCCAAACGTGGATCCGCGGGCGGCGTTCCAGCAGTTGATGCAGACGGGCCAATTTCAATACCCGAAGAAGTACGTTCGCACCAATCGGCCCTGTGTAACTGCCTACAGAACTTATCAGGACGTCTTCTTTTTCCGCACTACCTTCGATATTCAGCGGGCGCCTTGGGTGGTTCGACGCGACGTGCTCAACAAGCCCCAGGTCGAGGATCGCTCCAAGCTCGAGCAATGGGATCCGAAATTCACCAAGTTTATCCTGAATACTGGTGGTGGGAGCGTTATCTGGCAGATGTCGAAGGACACCACGTCGCGATACAACGACCGCATCTACATCGATGAGATGCAGAATTTGCACGAGGTCTTTTACGGGTTTTATCGCGGCGAATCGCCCACTGGATCCCGGGAAACTCAGGTTTGCATTTTTCATCCAGGCACTGACGAAATCGGCCGGCAACTTCCATTGCCGTATTACCACGGGAAGTATCCCTTTGTGCTTTGCAGGAGAGAAAACCGTTCGCGCAGTGTCTTGGAATCACGCGGCGTTGGCGACATCGCGGATACCGCTCAGGCCGAAATCAAAACCCAACGGGATTCTCGCAATGACCGCACTTCCATCTCAACCATTCCACCGCTTCTCGTTCCTCTGGGACGCGGAAAACAGCAGTACAAACTCGGACCTGCGAGTCAACTCGGAGTGTTGCGGCCAGGCGAAATTGGGTGGCTCAACCCTCCCCCAATGGATAACACAAGCTTTGATACAGAGAATTCGATTCGCCGAGATACAGCCGACTATTTCGGCAAGAATCAGGAGGGAGTCGATCCTAACAAAATTCTTCGACGCACCCAACGCCTGATCGATTGCTGGTTGGGCGAGAATCGCGAGGTCTTCATCCAGATTTTTCAACTCTGCCAGCAGTATTTTCCGCCGGATCAATGGGTCCAAATCTCGGGTGTTCCAGATTTGGTGATGCCCACCGATCGGGAAACCATCCAGAACAATCTGCGCCTGGTTCTGGAATATGACGCGCGCGATTTGAACATGGAGTATCTGACCGAGAAGATGAACCTGATCACCACGGTCCTCGCGCAGACTGATAAGGCCGGTGTATTGGATTGGGCGGGCCTTACTCAGTACGCGACGCGAGCTCTGGATCCTGCTTTGGCGCAACGGATCATTCGGCCGCAAGCCCAGGTAACCGAGCAACAGGTCACCGAGGAGCAAAGTGCGATGTCGCAGATCGTCACCGGGATCGAGCCGCCGATTCCTGAAGGGAATCAATCCAATCCGCAACTTGCCATGCAAGTGATCCAGAACTCGTTGCAAGCTCAGGATTTCGTGAATTTTATCAGAGCAAATCCGCTCGCTCAGGAACGTTTGGATCGACGGATCAAAGCGTACCAATTCCAAATGCAGCAGCAACAGAACGCCCAGATCGGAAAACTTGGCGTCGCTCCTTCACCCGTCCAAACCGCTACCGGAACTTAAAATCATGCCTGATCTCGAAGAACCAGTTTTGCAAAATGATCCCAATGTCGATTGGAATTTTCCTACGGATTTTCTCAATGCTTTCTACGCAACGCGCGGACTCTGTCCAGCGAGTCCCGAAGGCGACGTGGCGTTCATGCATTTCCTGCTGGCACTTTGTCAGACCTATGCGGGAACCCACGTCTTCGTGCCGGCAACCATCACTGCCATTACGCCAACCACCAAGCTTCATGGAGGCCCGGCTTTCCAACTCGATATTGTCGGGACGAATTTGGTGGCAGGATCAATTCTCCATTTTGGCAGTGCCACTGGACCGATCACCTACATCACCGATAATCACGCGCAAGCGATGGTGAATCCGGCAGCGTATGCCAATGCCGGGACTATTGCGGTGACTATCCAGGCGCCTGGTGGCGTTGCCGCCAGTAATTCGGTGAACTTTATCGCAACCTGATGCCTGGCAAATCAAGTGACGATCCCATCACCGGGACTCCTAAAGAGGTTTACCCGTTCAAGTATTTCTTTCGGCCGGTGACTCAGCCCTGGTTGGTGGTGGTTAAAGAAGCTGAACCGGAATTGTCACCGGAAGAGCTTGCGGATGCGATTCGTGATCTTTCGCCAAAAGCTTATGGTGCGGTCAAGCAGATGTTGCTCGAGGCCAAGTACAAAGCGGAGTCCCTCCTTCGGGATGAAGCGGTGGCGACGGAGCACGGGCGCCTGGCTTACCTGGCAGGGTTCGCGAGCTATGCGGATTACGTGATCGCCAACTACGAAACCTGGCGAAATACTCCGCATGACCAGTTGTTCCCGGAACCTGCCGAATAAGACAATCTTGCCTTTTTAGTGGATTTAGTATCTCTTCGCATCACGGTGACCTCACCGGTTTTTCCTTTGGTTAGTAAACCAATGTCAGATGGCAGACGAAGAAAATACAGCCTCCGCACCCGCTCCCGAAGCGAAACCGCAAACAGTAGAGATTGGTTCTGAAGACAATCTCGACAGTTTGCTGTCTGGAATTCCAGGGCTTGATAAATATTTCGGGGATAGTGAAAAGCCTTCAGAAGAACCGGCACCCACTGAGGAATCTGCGAGTGCAGAAACTCCCGTTGAGGAACCGCCGGCTGTCGAAGCTGAACCTGCTCTAGAAGCAGACGAGGCAGAGAAGGAAAAAGAAAAAGAGCCTGTTCCGGCAGCAGTCCAGAAACGGATCGATAAGCTGGTTGCCCAAAAGCATGAGGCAACCGAGCGAGCCGAAGCGCTCCAGGCCAAGGTCGCCGAGCTCGAAGCGAAAGCGCAAGCTAACGCTCCACTCGCCCCAACGCCTGAATCGCCGCTCAACGATATCGATGACGTTCAATCACTTGATCAACGTTTAAGTGCCGCTCAACGCGTCAAGCTTTGGGCTTTAGAGCATTTGGACGGTGGCGAAGTGGAAGACGGCAAAGGCGGCAGCTACATGATGCCAGGGGATCGCGTGAAGCAACTCCTGTCGCAGTCTGAAGCGCTCCTGACCGTTCATGGGCCGCAACGCCGGCAGTATCTGCAAGATCGGAACACATTCGAGACAGAGGCGCGTTCGTACTATCCTGACCTGTACAAAGTCGGGACGGAGTACAACAAGGTGCTGCAAACCTGGGTGAAGATATTCCCAGAGGTTCGAAAGTTTCCCGATTTCCAAATTATCATCGCAGATGCTTTGACCGGTCAGAAACTTCGTTTGGCGAAGAAAGCCGCCAACGGGAAGCTCCCGGCCGCAAAGGTTAATCCTCCTCTCGCCGCGCCTCATCCTTCTAGCGGCAACAAAGTGAGCCAGAAAACCGTGCTGAGTCGGAATCTCCTTGACCGAATAGCGACGGATCGAACTGCTTTGGACGCATTTTCCGAGAGCTTAATCGGCAAGGGTTCCTGAAATTTAGAAACCCTATTTTCTTCAAAAATGGCCGGATTACTTGAAATTAATCAGGTCGGTAAACGCGAGGATTTTGCCGACGTGATCGCAACTGTTGATGCGAAAAATTTACCTTTTACCTCGATGGTCCCGAAGGGATCCGAACCCGC